CTCACCCTTTTCTATATCCCATAAGGGTTTGCCGGAACTGGCGCGGACTGGCCACGATCTACCCCGATTGGAAACGACCGCGCACAGTGACGAACGATCTAGTGCTAGCCGCATATTGGGGTTTGCCCGTGATGTACTTGGCGTGGATTTAATGCCGTGGCAGGTGCGCGCGTTGCATGGCCAAACGGCTGTTGCTGATGACGGCAGCAGGCCGAGGGTTAGTTTGGTGAGTGTCGCCCGGCAGAATGGTAAAACGGTTTGCATAGCGTCGTTACTTGGCGACTGGTTGCTAAATGAGGCACGTGAACGGGGTACCCCACAAACGGTTATTAGTGTTGCTCACAAATTGGATTTGGCTACAGCGCTGTTTAATTATTTGGCGCCGATATTGGAAGTTAAATGCGGGGCTGACGTTTCTTGGTCATATGGCCGGCAAAAACTTACTATGCCTGACGGCAGTGTTTGGCATGTTAGGGCGGCTACCCCGGGCGCTGGTCACGGTTACAGCGTGGATTTGCTAATAATAGATGAGGCTTGGGCGGTATCTACTGAGGCCATAGATCAGGGTTTGCTACCTACCCAGCGCGCACGCAAAAACCCTTTGTGCAGTATGTGGAGTACAGCGGGCGATAGTAGCAGTACGGCTATGTTGCGTTGGCGGGAACAGGGTTTACGAACTATTGATGAAGGCAAGCCCGGTAGCCTGTATTTTGCTGAATGGTCACCTGACCCCGCCAAAATGGATTTGATGACGCCCGCCGCGTGGGCTATGGCTAACCCAGCGTTGGGTTACACCCTTGATATGGAAGTGATCGCTAGTGAGGCTGAAGCGCCAAACCGTAACGCGTTTTTACGAAGTTCGGTTAATACTTGGACGGCTGCCGCCGCTGGCTGGTTAGAACCCGGGCAGTTTTCGGCGTGCGAAACTGACGCTGTAGCCCCACTAGGCGGCGTGCTAGCCATTGAAGTAGGCGAGGATAGCGGGCACTTTTACGGGGTACGTGCCGTAATTTCGGGAACTAAAACCCACGTAGTAACTGCCTTTGTCGCTGACACTATGGCCGAAATGTGGGCAAAAGTAGAAACCGAAATAGCAAAAGCCCCAACACTAAAACTGGCTATAGTGCCGTCGCTGGAAGTTCACTGCCCGCCACAGTTATCTAGGCGTGCAACAATTGTTGGTTACCGCGAACTAAACCGTTGGACTGCTGCTGTTAAATCAATCATTGTAGAGGGCCGCCTATTGCATAACGGCGAACACTTACTATCCGAACACGTGGAACGGGCCGTACTAGTAAAACACAACGGCAACATAGTAATAAGTTCCCAGCGATCACCCGGCCCTATATCTATGGCACGCTGTTTAGTGTTCGCTGTTGCCTTAGCCGGCAAACCTGCCGCTATGGGCAAACCCATAATAGTTAGCGCCGCTGGATAGTATTGGTGCGGCACCGGCTGGAAGTACCTATTCTTTTCGTCGGGAACTGATGGGCCTAGTCGGTGCCACCAAACTTTTACTAGATATGGCAAACTAAACCTATGGGCCTTTTCACACGTGCAACCACCGACGCCGCGCAACCTGTAGTAAAGGCCGCCGCCGGCAGCAATGTTGGTATGTCGCAGTTAGATAATTTCTATGCGTTTACACAAGGAAACACACGCCAACGCGCTATGAGTGTGCCGGCCATTACCCGCGCCCGCGATTTGTTGGCAAGTGTTATTGGTTGCACGCCACTAAAAATGTATAACGAAATGTGGAACGGCGAGGAAATGGAAGAGGTAGACATTGCGCCGCGTTCTTGGTTGCGTCGCCTTGACCCAGCGCTACCAAACAGCACACTATTTGCATGGTTATTTGATGATTTATTTTTTACTCAGCGGGCGTTTTTAGCGATTACTTCGCGCACCGCTGACGGTTTTCCAAGCGCCTTCCAACGCATGCCTTCCGCGATGACCTTAACGCAGGATCAGGCCGGGCCTGTTTTCTTTGCACCGTCTAAACAAATTACGTTTAGCGGCCTGCCAGTAGACCACCGCGACGTCGTGCAATTTATTAGCCCTATACAGGGTTTGTTATTTACTAGCCCTAACGCTGTTTTAACGTCGCTTAAATTAGAAGCCAGCCGTATGAGGTCAGCAATGAATTCGCTACCGAATGGCGTTTTGCGGCAGGTTGGCGGGGAACCCTTAAGCGGTGAGGAACTGCAACAACTGTCGCAATCGTTTGAGGCCGCAAGACTTACAAACACTGTTGCCGCATTAAATGAGTTTGTTACCTACACTGAAACAACAACAGACCCCAGTAAACAAATGCTGGTTGAGGCCTCCGAATATCAGGCGCTAGAAATTGCCCGGCTAGCAAACTGTCCGCCGTATTTGTTAGGCGTAGCAACTGGTAGTTACTCATACCAAAACAGCACGCAAGCGCGGCAGGATTTGTATATGTTTGGCGCCAAATTGTTTATGGACTGTATTAGCGAAACGTTAAGCGCTGACAACGTGCTACCGCGCGGCACGTACGTAAAGTTTGATATTGAGGATTACCTTAGCGAAAACTATTTAATGGAAAAAGAAAACAACAACTACGAAACTGCCGAAACTGGAGTAATGCCCAATGCTTAAACTAACCCAGCAAGAATTAAAAATAGACGCAGCAGGCCCCGACGGTATGCCACGCCGCACACTGGCGGGCCTTGCCTTGCCTTATATGGTGCAGGCTACGGTTTCTGATGGAACTAAAGTTATGTTTATGCCGGGCAGCCTTGACGCTGGCGGCAAAATGCCCAAACTATATTTGGGCCATGACAGTACGCAGGCCGTAGGTTTGGTAACTAGCATGGTAGATACGCCGGGCGGCATGATGTACGAAGCCCGAATAAGCGAAACCACGTTAGGCAATGAAGCGCTAGTGCTGGCCGCTGACGGCGTTTTAGACGCAGTATCGGTAGGCGTAAACCCCACCAAATTTAGTTATGACGCTGAAGGCGTAATGATTATTGAGGCCGCCCAATGGCAAGAGTTAAGCTTAGTACCGTTTGGTGCATTTGCTGGGGCGTCAGTAGATCGCGTGGCAGCAAGTATCCACCAACCCGATGATGAAGTAGAGTTAAATAGTGAACAAGAACCCGTAGAGGAGAAACACGAAATGTTAAACCCAGTAGAAACCCCAGCAGTTATTGAAGCCGCACCAATGGCGCAACCATTGTACGCACAGCCACGTAACTTTAAGTTGCCAACCGCTAGCGAATTTATCGCAGCAACATTCCAAGGAGGCGGCGTACTTGCCGAAATGCACTCACGCATTCAAGCAGCAGCGCCAAACATTACTACCGCGGACACCCCGGGTATTTTGCCAGAAATTATTACCGGAACCGTTTACGATGGACTTAACCCTATTCGCCCATTTGTTAGCGCTATCGGTGCTAAGGCTATGCCACAAAGCGGCGCAACATTTCGCCGCCCAGTTATCACGGTACGCCCAACAGTTACCCAGCAGCCAACAGGCCAACTAAACCAACTTGACCCAAGTACTGTTACCGTTGCTAATAACAACGTAAACAAATTGACGTTTGGAACATTTGTTACAATGTCAGAACAGGATTTGGATTGGACTGACCCAGCCTCTATTAACATTGTGTTGAACCAGTTGGCAATTGCTTACGGTCAAGCAACCGATAACTACGCAGTAGATACTTGCCATGCAGCAATTACACAAACCTCAGCAGTAGCCGATACTTCAGACCCTGCCGACTGGATCGCCGCAATTTATGAAGGCGCACGCCAAATCAGCCTTAACAGCAACTACCTACCTACCCATATGGTGGTAACACCGGGTACGTGGGCCGCGTTGGGTTCATTGGTAGACAGCACAGGCCGCCCAGTATTCCCACAGATCGGCGCTATGAACGCACCGGGCGAACTGTCAGCCAATTCATGGAACGGTAACCCGCTAGGTTTGGTACTTGTCGTAGACAAAAACACACCGGGTTCGTTTATGGGTCACGCAGCCGGCCCAGCAGCAGGGTTTGAGTTTTACGAACAGCAAAAGGGCGCTATCTCGGTAGACGTACCTAGCACACTTGGCCGCACTATTGCCTACCGTGGCTACGCTGCCGCGTTCATGGCAGACGCAACCAAGTTCGTTAAATTCGTCTGATAACCGGAAGGTAGGCCAGTTATGGCCGTCTACTCGGTCACCTATAAACAGTTACTGGATAATTACGCAGTACTGCAAACCCTTACACCTAATGATTTAGTAGTAGGCGGTAGTTTTACAGTTGCAACAGTTGGCGTACCGTTTAACGGCACGTTCACTGTTCGCGCTATTCCCGAGTATTTGTTTATTGGCGTTGATGAGTACGGTGATTTACTTTACGATTACGAAGTACCAGTACCTAATCAGGTTCTCTATTCATGCACAGGTAGCAACGTACAACGCACCGCTGCCAGCGGCACAATTACGTTTACCGAAACGTGCACGTGGATTACGGCCGCGCAAATTGAAGACTGGTTAGGTATTGGTACAGCGTCGGCACTAGATACAACTTTTTTAACCCAATGCGCGTTGGCTGCTAACAGCCTCGCGTTTACTAGACGGCAAGAGGCAGGTTACATAGACAGCCTCAGCACGTCACCAAATGGGCAGGTAACTCTTGGCACTATTTCGCTAGGCGGTTTCTTTTACCGTCAGCGTGGCGCGGTAACAGACTTTGCGGCGTTTGACGGTATGGCCGCTGGCAGTTCGGTAGGGCTAAGCCCGGCTATCAAAATGCTGTTGGGTATCCCACGGCCTCAGGTTGCCTAATGCCTGTTGCCTACACAGACTTATTTAATGAGGCGCTAGACGATCTAGCAGCCACGCTAACGACAATTACAGGGATGCAGGTAGTAACAGACCCCCGAAACCTTGTGCCACCTTGTGCGTTCATTGACGCGCCTAGTTTTGTGGTTTATGGCGGCGGCGGCAACATAGTTCAACTTACCTACACGGTACGGCTAATAACCCTTGGCCCGGGCAACCTTGACGCGCAAAGAAACCTAATGCACCTAGCCAGTTTGGTAGTAGGTAAAAACGTTGCCGTAACCGCTGGCCGCCCTACTATTGCTGTTATCGGTGGGGCCGAAATGCCCGCCTACGATTTAACTATAGAAATGCAAGCCCAAACCAGTTAGGACTAAACCCAATGCCATACAAAATTATTAGCCCACGCTTAGGCGAACCCGGCACAGAATACGACGCTGAAGGCGCAACAGCCAACGGCATAAACGTAGCGGCCCTAGTTGCTGGCGGATTTTTAGAACAATCCACAAATGAAACCCCAAAACCTGCTAAAACTAATAGCAAGAACACACCAAAGGACTAACCACTATGGCAACCAGCACCTACCTAAGCAACCCAAACGTAACCGTGAACGCAGTTTCTTTACAGGATCAGTGCCAAGGTTTGGTTTTTACGCGCACCATTGAGGCGTTAGAGTCCACCGCGTTCGGCACCACGTCACGCAGTTACACTGCAGGACTTGAAAACTCTACGTTGCAACTTGATTTGTACGCGTCGTTTGCTGCCAGCGAAACATACGCCACGCTTAAAGCATTGGTAGGAACTACTACAACTGTTTCGTGGTCACCGTCAGCAACCAGCCCCGGTACCGCAACTAATCCAACTCAGACCCTAACCGGTGCCTACTTGGAAATAATCCCGTACACGCTGGCCCTCGGCACCCTCGGGGTAATTTCGGTGACGTTCACCGGGGGCGTTTTTTCAGTACTTGAAGTTTAATTAAAGCCGGCAACGGCCCGACACAAAGGCAGGCACAATGCAATTAACACTTAAAGCAACGTTTAACGACGGCAGCACAAACACGGTTACCACCAATTTAAGTACGGTGGTTGCGTGGGAACGTAAGTACAGGCGCAAGGCGTCCGAAATGGCGCAAGGCGTAGGCGTTGAGGATTTGGCGTATCTTTGCTACGAAGCAACACGCGCTACAGGTACCACGGTACCGGGCAACCTTGACCAGTTCATTAGTTCGCTGGCGTCTATTGAGGTAGTTGAGGCCGCTGACCCAAAAGCCTAAACGGCACGGTGCGCCGAGCACTTGCCGAAATATTAGTAGCAACAGGTTTTTGGCCTAGTGAACTATCATATGAATTAGACGATATGAACGCCACTATAGAAATACTGAATAAGCAACGCGGCGGCAAATAATGGTTGCGCGCGCTGTAATACCTGAAATCTACGGGATTAAAGAGGCGCTAAAAGAGTTAAACGATTTTGATAATAAGTACCGCCGCGAAGTTACTAAACAGATCGGGGCAGCAGGCGAACAGATCGTAAGCGAAGGCCGTAGCCTTGTAGCCCATTTTGATAACAGCAAAAATAACGGTGCGCCGCTGTCAGGTATGGTTCGTGGCAATTTGATTAAAGGCCGTAATACTAGTTGGCGTACCGACGCAGTACAAAAAGGATTTAAGGTAAAGGTAGGCGTACGGGCTAGCAAAGAACGCTACGTAAACTTTAACCGTTCTGACGATCTAGGCAACCGTTATACCAGCCAAGTAGTTTACGGTTCTAAGCCCTACCAACTTATGGTTATCCAACAGGCCGACGCCGCCGGTGCAATCTATGACCACGCAGGCGCACAAACGCAGGGCACGTTTGTAACAAACCTTGATGTAGAGGTAGGCGGCCAGCCTCGCGCCGTTGATATTGCCGTAGAAAATAATCGTGAGGCAGTCACTGAAAAAGTTATGCAAATCGTAGATACTGTTATGGACTTAACAAACCGAAAACTGGTAACACGCCATGGCAATTAACATACCGATAATTAGCAGCCTAGAGGGCAAAGGATTTCAGCAAGCAATCACGCAACTAAAAGCGCTAGAAACCACCTCGCAAAAGGCGGGCTATATAGCAGGTAAAGCGTTTTTACCAGCGGTTGCCGCTATGGGCGCATTAACTGTTGCTGCCGGGTACAGCATTAAAGCCGCCGTAGAGGACAGCGCCGCGCAAGCGATATTAGCCAAAACCCTACAAAACGTTACTGGCGCAACCGACAGCCAAGTAGCCGCAATTGAATCGCAAATAAACGCTATGCAAATGGCTACCGGCGTGGCTGATGATGAACTACGCCCAGCGTTTGCGTCACTGGTTCGCGTAACCCAAGACATAACTACAGCAACTGACGGCCTAAAACTGGCTATGGATATTTCGGCTGGCACAGGTAAGGATTTAGGTTCGGTTAGTGACGCGTTAGCAAAAGCGTACGGCGGCAACTATAAAGCGCTAGGGCTGCTATCCCCTGAACTAAAGAAAATGATAAAAGACGGTGCCAGCCTTGATGAGGTTATGGCCGCGTTGGCTAAAACTTTTGGTGGTCAAGCCGCTGTAGCAGCAGGTACCGCACAAGGACAATTTAAGCGCCTTAACGTGGCGTTAGACGAAGCCAAGGAAAGTATAGGCATGGCATTATTGCCGGCTGTTATGGCAGTTTTGCCGCCGCTAATTTCGTTTGGTAATTGGGCCGCTGACCATACAGGCATTTTGTTAGGCGTAGGTACTGCTATTGCCGCTATGTCTACCGCGCTTATTGGATTTAAGGCGGCGCAAATTATCGCTAACGCTGTAACCGTAGTAACCACCGCGCTAAACTATTCACTGGCCGCTAGCGCTGCTGCAGCCAACACGGCTATGACGTTAGGCGTAGGTGCTGCCGCTATTGCTGCAGGGCTGGTAGTTGCTGCTGGCGCGTTTGTAATCTATAAGAACGCCACAAAATCAGCGGTGGAAAGCACGCGCACGTTTGGCGGTTCGCTAACGCCACTACCGCCAGTTATTACGGAAGTTGATACCGCTATTGGTGGGGTATCTGATAAGGCTAAGAAAATGGCCGAACGCGTTAAAGAGGCTAGCGACGCACTTAAAACCTATTTGGCTGACGCCTTAGCAAACGCCCAAACCCAGTTAGCCGAAGCCCAAGAGGCGTTTAGCGATTTCGCTACAAACGTTAGCGAAGGCATTAAAGACGCGTTTAGTTTTCAAGACGCTAAAGACGCAGGCGACGAAACAGGCGCCGGGTTTTTACAGGGCTTACGCGATCAGGTAGCCGGGATAGTTAAATACGGTAGCGACGTAGAAACCTTGCTAAAAATGAAATTAAGTAAAAGCGCATTGCAGGCTGTACTTGACGCTGGCGGCGAAAGTGGCGCGGCTATTGCGGCCGAACTTATTAAAGGCGGTCAAAGTGCAATTGACGAAACAAACGCACTAGTAGACGCGGCAAGCGCGGCAGCCGAAAAAATTGGATTAAACGCCGCTAGCCAGTGGTACGGTGCAGGCGTTTCTAATGCCCAGTCATATTTGCAGGGCGTGGAAGCGGCGTTTGCTGCAGCCCAAGCCAAGTTGGGGCAAAAGGGTATTAAGTTGCCGGACATTAAAGGCATAGGCGCAGGGTTTGCGGAAGCAATTAGCCCGCAACCAGTAGGCCGAGTAATACCGCAACGCCCGGGCCAAGGCTATGAGGATTTCGCCAGCCTTACCGTAAACGTTACGGGCGGTTTGGCGACTAGCGCGGAAGTAGGGCAGGCGGTAGTAAACAGTATTCGCGCTTATAACCGTTCGGCAGGCCCCGCAAATATTCAGGTGGGCTAGTGGCTACGTCAGTTATTGCCAGCGGCAACTATGAACTATTTATAGACACTGGTTTTATTCTTGATGGGTTTACGCTTGATGACGCAACACGGGGCGTATTAAATAATACCGAGTTTGTTTTAGACGGCACTACCGAGTTTGCGCCTATGTTGGAATACGCTAAAAACGTTTCGGTAAACCGTGGCCGCCGTGAGATTGGTGACCAATTTAGCGCCGGCACAATGTCGTTTACCCTTGATGACACACTAGCCAACGGCATACTAAACCCGCTGTATACGTCTAGCCCGTTTGTAGACCCTGCCGGGCAATTTACTTTGGCGCCTTTACGCCGGGTATCGTTAGGCCGCTATGACAGTATCAACACGTTTATAACGCTGTTTGTAGGGCAAATAGTAAACTATGATTACTCTTACGAACTAGGCGGAAATAACACGGTAACCGTTTATTGTGCTGACGATTTTTACCTATTAGCGCAAACTAGCCTTGCCGAGTTTAACGTAGCCGAGGAGTTATCTAGCGCCCGTTTAACGGCTGTACTTGATTTGCCTGAAGTTAATTACCCGTTGGCTAGCCGCAACATAAACACAGGTACCCAAACCTTGGGCGGCGCTGCTGCCTACACGGTGCCTGAAGGTACCAACGTTAAGGCATACCTAAACCAAATACAGCAAGCCGAACAGGGCCGCGTTTTTATGTCACGAACGGGGGTACTGAACTTTGACCCGAGGGTAGGTAATACCCTTAGCGGAAGCGTTGCAGATTTTCACGACGACGGCACAAACATTCCCTATAACAATTTAGGCATAACCTATAACGCCGATCAGGTAGTAAACAGGGCCAGTATTCAGCACTTAGGCGCAACCGTGCCTGAGGTTGCTGACGATCTAGCCAGCCAAGCCAAGTACCTAATACAAACGGTAAGCATTACCGACAGTCTGCTACACAATGACGCTGCCGCCGCAACCCTTGCCAGTTACCTAATTGTTGGCGAACCCGAGGCCACGTTTACAGCCGTGCAAACGGATTACCTAATGCTGACTACGCCACAGCGCGAAGCCCTAGCCCTAGTAGATATTGGCGATACCATCACCATAACGAACACTATTGCCGCTGGCGAAGTAGCGCAAGAACTATCGGTAGAGGGCGTAGAACATAGGTTAGATTTTGTTAACGGTCACCGGGTCACCTACTACACGGCGCCTACCGTGATCGTTTACCAGTTCATACTTAACGACCCAATTTATGGCAAACTAGATATACAAGACCCGCAACCCGTTTTAGGATAAAGTAACTCATATGGCAACTACCCCGTACCCGTTTGTTAATGGCGCCGTGCTCACGGCCAGCGAACTTAACTCAACGTTTAACGTACCTGTAAACGCAAAAACTGCTAGTTATGTTTTGCTCGCAAGCGACGCGGGTAAGCGTGTCCAGATGAACGCCGCGGGGTCAACAACCATTACCGTTAACACGTCACTTTTTAGCGCTGGCGACAACCTTTTTATACAAAACATTGGCGCTGGCACTTGCACAATTACGGCAGGCACGGCAACAGTCACAACCGCTGGAAGTTTAGCATTGGCACAATATGGAGGTGGCACGCTGTATTTTACTAGTGCTAGTGCTGCTATTTTTTTTAGCGGTGGCGGTAATAATTATGGAACAGCAACGGGCGGAACTTCGTCAAGTATTACGGTTGGCGGTGTTGCATATACGTTGCTTACGTTTACAAGTTCAAGCACACTAACTGTTACCAAGTCTGGACTATTTGACGTAATGCTAGTTGCTGGCGGTGGCGCTGGCGGAAGTGATACCTCGGCGTCGGGTGGCGGTGGCGGCGGTGGCGGCGGTGGTCTAATAGTTGGAACTTGTTTTTTTAATGCTAACCAAACTCTTACCGTGGGTGCTGGCGGTTCGGCTAGCCCTGCTGTTGCGGGTAGTTCGTCTTACATTGGAACGCAAACAAACGGTATAAGTGTTGCCGGCGGCGGCCATGGAGGCGGTTACGGCGGCGATGGAGTGGCAGAACGCAGTCGGTCTAGTCGTGGTGGTTGCGGCGGTGGTGCTGGCGGTTTTCAGGCTGCAGGCAGTACATCTATGGCAACTGGAATAACGGGTTTTGACGGTGGGAAACATGGCGGCGGTGGTACCTCTGCTAGTGCAACATCAAATACGGGCGGTGCGGGCACTTCATTAAGTACATTTACAGGCGGCACAAATACAGATACCAAGGGCGTTGGTGGAAATGGTATTTCGGGTTCGGGTGCTGGAGGTGCAAACACCGCAAACGGTGGAAACGGTGCAACATCAGGCGGCGGTGCTGGAGGTGCTGGTGGTTCGGGTATTGTTCTAGTTAGGTTTAAGGTTTAACATGGCACATTTCGCAAGAATAATCGGAAACACTGTTGAGGAAGTTATTGTTGTATCAAACGACGACTGCGATAACTTGCCGTTTCCCGAAAGCGAACCAGTTGGGCAAGCGTTTATAGCCTCTATTGGTCTTAACGGAGAATGGTTACAAACCAGTTATTCAGGTTCGTTTCGTGCTATTTACGCTGGAAGCGGTTACACCTATAACGCAACGCTTAACATATTTCAGGCAGCGCCCACAGACGAGGCGTAATGAAATGGCGCTACTTACTCGGCTGCACAATTCTTGTAGCAGTAGTGGCGTGGGGCTGTAGTGGTTGCACAATTTCTAAACAAAATACGACCTACCAATGTTTTACAAAAGCGAGTTGCGAAAATGATTAAAACACCCGAACAACAACACGCAGGGTTAATAGTTTTCGTAGGCCGTCTAATGGCGGTGTGTTTTAGTTTTACCGTGCTTGCGTTTATCTACGGTATTTTGTTTGTAGATCAGCCAATGGAACAAGCGCCAACCGACGCGCAACTAATAGACCTGCTATCCACGTTGCTAGTGTTTTTAACTGGCACACTTAGCGGCCTTGTGGCGTCTAACGGCCTTAAAAGCAAAACCCCGCCAACCGAATAATGGATATACCACCAATTAAAAAACTAGTAATGCCTGCCTCGCTGCAACACGTTAAGCCGGGCGAACTACCGCCTAGCCTGCTAATTGAGGTTAAACCGTTTGGCAAACTGCACCCGCTGGCCGCTAACGCTTACAATGCTGTTAGGGCTGCCGCGTTCGCTGCTGGCATTAAACAATTTAAGCCGATTAGCGCAGGCGATACTTACCGCAGTATCAGTTTGCAGCGCCAAGGATTTTTGGCCCGCTACACACTTGACCCAATAGCCGGGCAAAAGCCCCGCGTATACGAAGGCAAAAATTATTACCTGAAACCCGGCAACGCACCAATGGCAGTACCCGGAACTAGCCGCCAT